CGACTACCATTGACAAGTATGTGGTCTATAACTATGTCGAGAACATCTGGTATAGCGGCACCATGGCGCGTACGGCGTGGCTGGATACCGGCATCCGCCAGTACCCGATTGCTGCAGATTATAATAGCCGGCTGTTGTATCACGAGATAACCTACGATGACTCGTCAGGTCCCGAGCCGGTGCCTATTGTTTCCTATATCCAGTCGTCTGATTTTGACATTGATGACGGCCATAATTTCGGTTTTGTCTGGCGTATCCTGCCGGACATTTCATTTAACGGCTCCACGGTGAATAACCCTTACGTGACCATTGAAGTGCAGCCGCGCATCAACTCCGGCACGCCTTACGGTACTGCCGATGCGCCGGTGGTGACCAGTGCGCAGGACTACAAAGCCCCCAATCCGTCGGTGTACATTGTTCAGGAATTTACCGGGCAGGTTTACACGCGACTGCGCGGCCGGCAACTGGCTATCAAGATTGGCTCGGATGGGTTAGGGGTGTCGTGGACCAGTGGTAAGCACCGGCTAGACATCCGTCCTGATGGCAGACGCTGACCTAAGCTATTGAATTATAAGAGAATTATATGTCAACAGGCACTACACGCGCACCTAACCTGCCGCTAGCCCCCCTTAACTATGACCGTCAGTTCATTGATGATTTGCTGCGTATTTTGCGTCTGTATTTCGCAGAACTGGATAATCCCGGCATCAGCCAGTTTTCGACTAATTATAGGGGAGACAAAATACTTAGCGCGTTAAATTGCAGCACCATAAACAGTCTGGGCGTGCAGGTGGTCAGTCTGCCTAATCAGGCCGATGTCGCCAAGTTACGGGCCGGGGATATATACGTCGATTTAACGGCGGGCAATGTGCTGAAGATTAAGTCATGAGCAAGCTGGCATCTATAGGCAATATGCCGGAGATTTTGAGGATCACCGAGGTGCTTAAGACCTGTCCGCAGGTTGATTTACCCTTGCAGCATTTCTATTTGCCGGGCGTGTGTGTACGCTCGATGTTCATGCCGGCGGGTACTTTGTTAGCCGGGAAGATACACAAGCATACGCATATTGCCATCCTGGCACAGGGCACGCTACGACTGGCGGATGACGAGCACGCCTTTGTTATCTCCGCACCCTATATTGCCTATGGCAAAGCCGGCATCAAGCGGCTAGGCTATGCCGAGACGGACTGCACTTTTATGAATGTGCTGAGCACTGATATCACCGATCCGGACGAGCTGGAAGCGGCGATGACGTGCGAGACTTTTGAGGAACTGGATCAATTTTTACTGGAGAACAACCATGAACCCCCCAAGCAGATTACCTGATATTGAGGCCCGTGCGGCACGGCGGTGCTGCGTGTTTGTCACCGGGGCGACGGCGATGACCATTGCCACCGGGGCGCTCATTGGTATGGGCACCGGCGCGGCGTTGGGCGCCGGCTCAGCGGCGTTAACCGGCGGTGATGTGTTAAAAGGCGCCTTGATTGGCGGTGGCACCGGGGCCTTGACCGGCGGCGTAGCCAGCGGCATTGGCGCGGCCGGCGGTGCTGCAGCCGGTGCGGGTACCGGGGGTGCCGGTTTAACCGCTTCGCCTGGCATAGGTGCTTCAGGTGCGGCGCAGATGGGCCAACAAGCCATGACCAGTGGTGCCGGTAGCACGCTATCAAACGCAGGCGGTTTGGGTCTCGCCGGGGTAACCGGCGGCTCCGGGTTGACGCCTACAGCGACTACGGCCGCCGGCATGGGTCAGGAGATGGCCGCCAGTGAAGCGGCGGCACAAGCGACTAAAGAAGCCGGCATGTCGTCACTTGAAAAAGGCTTCTCGAATTTTACCTCAGGCTTAAAAAGTATGCCTGGCGATGCCATGAAATGGGCCGGTGAGAACCCGTTGCAGGCCATTGGCCTGGCCGGGCAAGGCATCACCGCGTTAGTCCAGCCGAGCACTTCAACCCCCGCCGCCGTACAGGATAACTATCCGAGCGTGGCACGGCATATTTCACCCCATTATCAAGCGGCGGTGGCGCCGTCCTATCGGCCGACCAATAAGTTCTACGCCGAAGGTGGGCCAGTTAACAAGTTCTATGCGGCGGGTTTACAACAGGCGCAGGCAGCGCAACAGCAGCCTGTCCAGCAGCCTGTCCAGCAGCCTGTCCAGCCCCCTATGCCCCAAGCACAGCCCCCTTTACCGGTCACTCAGCAAGGCATCGCCGGCTACGCGCGTGGGCGCATGGTCGAAGGAACAGGTGATGGCGTATCAGACAGTGTGAAAACATTGATTGACGGGCAGCAGCCCGCAGCGCTCGCGACAGGTGAATTTGTGGTGCCTTCCCGGGTCGTTTCAGAACTCGGCAACGGCAGCTCCTCTGCCGGTGCCAAGCGTCTCGACCAGATGGTTGCTAAAGTACAGGCACAGCGTGGCAAGACCTTGGGCAAGAAAGGCATTGCCGTCGATAGTAAAGCGTACCGGGCGCTGCCAGCATGATATCCGCCCTGCAACTTTACAGCCGCTACGGTGCCCCCGAGAATGAATCTAATATGATGATTTTGGTGGTGCCGGTGGCGTTAGGCCTGGCTCACGTACCGCGCAAGATTTACTGTAACAAGGCCATTGGCAAGCCGTTGCTGCAAGCCTTTACCAACGTGGCGATGGCCGGGCTGCAAGACAAAATCAGAACCTGGGACGGTTGCTTTAATATCCGCAAGAAACGTGGCGCAGTATCGCAGTCTTTACACTCGTGGGGGTATGCGGTTGATATCAACGCTGCATGGAATGCATTTGGCAAGACTCCAACGATGGACCCACGCATTGTCCAGTGCTTTAAAGAGGCGGGATTTGATTGGGGCGGAATTTGGCGGAAACCTGACGGTATGCATTTTCAGTACAGTGTCTGAAGCCTCCATAGTGCCCTCAGGCGCTTTGATGATATTCTGGGAGCAAGTGGCCCCGCTCCTGCAAAAAGCCGCTGACAAGTCACTCGGACGCTATAACCTGGAGGACATCCATGACTTGCTGACCCACTATGACTACCAGCTGTTTGTCGCCTATGAGCACGAGACGATACTGGCTGCGGCGGTGGTCAATGCGCAGGTCTACCCACGCAAAACCCTGCTCAATGTCGCCTTTGTCGGCGGCGTCGAGCCGATAGAACCGTGGGGGCCGGCGTTGTTGGACTTATTACAAGTCTATGCCAGGGGCATGGGTTACGACGGCATTGAGACCCAAGCGCGGCTGGGCTGGAGTAAGAAGCTGATTGATAATGGTTATAGCTATAAGCGGGTAGCGGAGATTTTCGAGATTGAGATATAATAAGTGTCCGCAGCCTTTAAATCAGGTATTTCATCGCTGGGCCCCGGCGTGCGGACCAGGGGCATCCCTTAAATGAAATATAGGAAATTAAAATGAAAACGAATTTAAAGTTGGTAGAAGTCGACGGTGAGAAATTAACAACGGCAAGTTTAGTAGATTGCATTTCGGCCAGAGAGCTGTATCTTAAGTTGGGTAACAATGAGGGTCAGTGGTCAAGATGGAATAAGAAAAACATTATCAACAATGAAATGTTTATTGAAAATAGAGATTGGATAAAAGAAAACAAAAAGATAATAGGGTCCGGACAGCCCTTTCAAGATTTTCTGATAACACCGAAATTTGCTCTATATATTAAAATTGTTGGGAAAAATTTAAGATATATAACATCATTAAGGGAAAAGGACTGCCTGGCAACTATCGAACAGCTATTAAATATCACCTTAATCAGGCAGATTTAGAATTGATGGATATGACCCAATAAATAAAGTTGCGTATGAAATTGACGAAGTTGGGCATAATACGAAAAGTACCAAAGATAAAGACGCATGGCGGCAAACTGAGATTACTCAGTTACTGGGCTGTACCTTTAAAAGAATAAGCATTTAACCAAGACCGCCAACAGTGGCGGTCTTGGGCAGTATCAAAATCAGCCCCGCTGATACAAAACCTCCATCGCCCTTAGGGGATGGAGAAAGCACTCTCCCTAAACGGGAGCTCTCCCCACTTGTATCAGGAATTTCACCATGGGCAGCAAAGCCGCCGCAACCCCCACCAACACCACCCAAACCGTCAATTCAAATACGATTCCGGACTTCATGCGGCCGTATTTCAATACCATGATGTCTGCCAGCCAGAACCAGGTCTACCAGACCGACGCGTCGGGGCAGGTCACCGGCATGAAGCCGTACCAGCCCTACAGTACCAATGGCGCTGACTATGTGGCGCCGCTGTCGGGACTGCAGAACCAGGCCATTAACAGCGCCGGCGCTCTGCAAGTCCCCGGCCAGTTCCAGCAAGGCATGGACATGGTTGGCGGCGCCGGTGCGCAAGGCATGGGCGCAGGGGCTGGCGCGATGGGACTGGGCATGCAGTCGGCCGGCGCCGGCGCCCAGTATAACCAGATGGCCACCGACCCCAACTCAATACAGGGCTATATGTCGCCGTACATGCAGAATGTGGTCGATTACCAAACCCAACAAGCTAACCGGCAATATGATATCACCGGCCAGCAGCAGCAGATGGACGCCACCCGCTCAGGTGCCTTTGGTGGCAGCCGCGAGGCCATCATGGGCGCCGAGAACGAGCGCAACCGTAACCAGGCCATCACCGGCATCCAGGCCACCGGCGCGCAGAACGCTTTTCAAAATGCCCAACAAGCGCAGCAGTTCGGCGCGGGGCTTAATTTACAGGGCCTGAACCAAGGTATCCAGGGCATGCAGACCGGCATTGCCGGCGCGCAGCAAGGCATCAATGCCGGCTTGGGCTTGGGCACGCTCGGGGCCGGCCA